TTAGTCTTGGACGAATACGCAGACATGAAGCCTGAGGTATTTGAGCAGATCCTAAGGCCAGCTTTAGCGGACCAGAAGGGTGATGCGTTATTCATAGGGACACCTATGGGACGTAATCACTTTTATGATTTATATCAGTACGGAGAACTAGGGGACGACCCAACCTACAAAACTTGGCACTTTACTTCCTACTCCAATCCCCTACTGGACTCAGAGGAAATAGACGTAGCCAAGAAGAGCATGTCAAGCTACGCTTTCCGACAGGAATTCATGGCTTCATTTGAGGCCAGAGGCAGTGAGATGTTCAAGGAGGATTGGGTTAAGTTTGCTGAGCCAAACAAAGACGAGGAAGGGGACTACTACGTTAGTATTGACTTGGCGGGTTTTGAGGAAGTCAATAAGAAAAGAACAAAGAACTCCAACCTTGACGAAACGGCTATGGCCATTGTTAAAGTCAATACGGACGGTTGGTTCGTTGAGAACATAATACATGGTAGATGGGAATTGTCGGAAACGGCAAGGAAAATATTTGAAGTAGTCAGGGACTATGAGCCTATTAGAGTAGGTATAGAAAAAGGCATAGCTAGACAGGCAGTTATGTCCCCTTTGACTGACTTAATGAAAAGAAATCAAAGATTCTTTACTGTGGAGGAATTAACCCACGGTAACAAAAAGAAGACTGACAGGGTAATGTGGGCGTTACAAGGTAGATTTGAAAACGGTTACATTACTTTAAACAAAGGAGAATGGAACAGTAGGTTCTTGGATCAGTTATTCCAGTTTCCTGACCCTTTGACTCACGACGACTTGGTTGACGCATTGGCTTACACGGATCAGTTAGCTAAGGTTGCGTACCATTACGACTTTGAAATAGAAGACGAAGAGATACTGGACATAGTAGCAGGATATTAATATGGAATATATGGACGAAGAAAAAACCTTAATGAGCGAACAATCCGTAGAAGATTGGGTCATGGCTAAGTGTGAGACTTGGAGAGATCACTACGAAGCTAACTACGCTCAAAAGTTTGATGAATACTACAGGCTCTGGCGTGGTATCTGGTCCTCCTCTGACATGGCACGTAAAAGTGAACGGTCAAGGATTATCAGCCCTGCCTTACAACAGGCTGTGGAATCCAGTGTAGCTGAGATAGAGGAAGCCACTTTTGGTAGGGGTAGATTCTTTGACGTTACCGACGACACACAGGACAGGGAAAGACAGGACATTGCTTTTTTGAGAACTAAACTGCATGAAGACTTTGACAAAGCGCAGGTTAGAAAAGCAGTAGGCGAGTGTTTAATTAACTCAGCAGTATACGGCACAGGTGTCGCTGAAGTAGTCCTAGAGGAAGTCAGGGAAATGGCTCCCGCTACACAGCCAGTAATGGGTGGGGACTTACAGGCTGTAGGTGTTAATATCAAAGACAGGACGATGGTTAAACTACGTCCAGTCATGCCACAGAACTTCCTGATAGACCCAATAGCAACCAGCATAGACGACGCTCTTGGCGTAGCTGTGGATGAGTTTGTGTCAAAGCACCTTGTAGAGCAACTACAGGAGGAAGGAGTTTACAAGCAAGTTTATGTAGGTCAGGCAGCTTCAGACTTTGAAATAGAACCAGACCACGACATAACAAGCTACGACGACGATAAAGTCAGATTAACCAAATACTACGGCCTAGTGCCTAGAGTTCTTTTGGAAGCTGCAAATGAACCACAGGAAGAAGACGTAGACTCAGATTTAACTGTAGCTATTGAAGAAACTAAAGACACTGAAAATCAGAGCTACTACGTGGAAGCATTGGTAGTTATAGCCAACAATGGTACACTTTTAAAAGCTGAAGAGAACCCTTACATGATGGGTGACAGGCCTATAGTAGCCTTTCCTTGGGACGTAGTACCTTCAAGATTCTGGGGCAGGGGCGTTTGTGAAAAAGGCTACAACAGCCAGAAAGCCCTTGACACAGAGCTTAGAGCAAGGATTGACGCACTTAGCCTAACCGTACATCCAATGATGGCTATGGACGCTACAAGGCTTCCCAGAGGCTCCAGACCGGAAGTTAGGCCCGGGAAGATTATTTTAACCAATGGAGATCCTAAGACTGTCCTACAGCCCTTTAACTTTGGGCAGGTTAGTCAGATTACCTTTGCACAGGCTGAAGCGTTACAACGAATGGTACAGACTTCCACAGGAGCCATAGACTCCGCTGGTGTACAAGGCTCAGTCAATGGTGACGCTACTGCGGCAGGGATTAGTATGTCCCTAGGTGCAATTATTAAACGTCACAAGCGAACTTTGATTAATTTCCAGCAGTCCTTCCTGATACCCTTTGTAAAGAAAGCTGCCTGTCGTTACATGCAGTTTGACCCGGAAAGTTATCCAGTAGCGGACTACAAGTTTAACGCTACTTCCTCTTTGGGTATTATTGCCAGAGAATACGAAGTCACACAGCTCGTCCAATTGTTACAAACTATGTCACAGGACTCACCTTTGTATCCTACGCTCATACAGTCAATTATTGACAATATGAACTTGGCTAATCGTGAGGAACTACAAGCTAAGCTTGAACAGGCTATGCAACAAGGACAACCTTCTCCGGAAGAGCAGCAAATGCAAATGGCTGTGCAACAGGCTCAACTACAGTTCCAGCAGTCCCAGACACAGGCTCTACAAGGTCAAGCCGCTGAGTCTCAAGCCAGAGCAAGTAAAGCCATGATGGAGACACAGCTAGCACCTCAGGAACTTGAGATTGATAAGATCAAAGCCATAACCACCAACATTAAGGAAGGTGACGGTGACGACAGGGAATTTGAAAGAAGAATGAGAATAGCTCAGTCTTTGCTCAAAGAAAAAGAACTGGAACTTAAATTTCAGCAACAACAGCCATCTACAGCACAACAACAAGGAGTAGGCAATGGTAGTCAGCAAGCAGGAATTAATGGACGTAGTGGAGCAGGTGAACCTGAAGTTCGACCAAATCTTCAAGAAGTTGGAGGACTTGGAGGAGTTCAATAAGAACTGCTCATGTGGTAAAACCACTACAAAACCTAAAAAGAAACAGGAGACTAAATAATGCCAACGGTTAACGGTAAGAAGTACCCTTATACTGTCACAGGTAAAGCAGCCGCTAAGAAAGCAAAGCGTTCACAAAACAAGAACGCCAGTAAAATACGTAAAACAGGGCCAAGAGGCCGTTAAAGTCTAATGATTTTTGAGTCCGTTGCGGCAATTACTGCGGCCTTATCTGCTTTAAACGGACTAATTTCCCAAGTCAAGGAGACGGGGGGCAATGTAAATTCCGTTCTGGACAGGATGACTGGAATCCAAGACGGAATGAACAAGCTGGAGATTGAGAAAAGGGAAAGTATTACTCAACCTTTAAGCCCACAGGAAGCAATGAAGCTGGCCTTTGCCAAGCAATCCATTGATCGCTACAACGAGGAACTAAGACTTCTTTGTCACATGAGCAATGAAGGCGAAAAGTTCTGGCAAAACTACCAGAACGCCCTAAGAGAATCCAAAGAACGTCATGCAGCTAGTATCCGGGCTTTATTGGAGAAGAAAAAAGCCAGAAAACAACTAATGCACGACTTGTTTTTATGGACTTCCGTAAGTGGGATAGGTTTAATCATAGCTTTCGTAGTAATTGCTCTGGTTATAGCTATGTTAACATGACAATATTAGCGTTTATGCTGGTTGTTATTGTTAATGGCAATACATTGGACAACGAAGGTTGGTACTTTAGGGACATTTACCGTTGTAACCAGTTTGCCCATGCAATAGAACACGGAAATGTGACATTTAGGGACAGAAGACCCCGGCAAAATAACATATCAGCTTACTGTTTACCCACTATGTTACCAAAAACTACTAAATTTTGGGATTAGTTGGTTGACATTTAACAAAAAGTATGATATAATAACAAGGTATTCTTAACAATAAGGTAAAATACCGAAATGAACAAAGACTTAGAAATTTATTTTGATAATTATTTTGAAATGTTCCGAAGCGAAGGTTGGAAACAGCTTTTAAAGGACTTTCAGCAAAATATTACAAATATTAATTCAGTTGAACAGACTACGGACGCTGATAACCTTCATTTCAGGAAGGGCCAGCTAGCTATATTAGCTACCATAGTCAACCTAGAAAATCAAATGGATAATGCTCATAAGAACGCATTGGAAGAAGAGGAAAAATCTTCAGAAGAAGAAGAGGAAACCTTAGCAGAAGAAATAAATGAATAAATTTGTTTTGTATGACTTCAGATGCAACAAAGGGCATGTCTTTGAAGAGCTAGTAACAAATTCCACCCACACTACTAGGTGCAGTTGTGGGTTGGAAGCGGAGCGAATAATCTCGCCCATTAAAAGCCAGTTGGAAGGCATTAGTGGGGACTTTCCTGACGCAGCGGATCGCTGGGTTAAGAATAGAGAATCGCACATCAAATATGAACGTAAAATGAGTTCATAGCCCTCCACAATACTATTTAGTACGGAGTTTAATAATGGCTAAAATTATAGAACAAGAGCGTCAGGAAGCAGTTGAAGAAACTACTAAAGAACCTGTACAGGAAGAGTTCAACTTGGATCAGGCAGTTGTTGGTGAGGAACCACAACAACCCCAACCTGAGGAAAGTGAAGGACTTCCTGACAAGTATCGCAATAAGTCCGCTCAGGAACTTGTCCAAATGCATCAGGAAGCTGAAAAGCTTTTGGGCAGACAAAGTTCTGAAGTGGGCGAGTTACGAAAGGTAGTTGACGACTACATACAGACACAACTCACTACAGAAACAGCACCGACTCAAACAGTCGAAGAGGATGTAGATTTTTTTACTGATCCGGAAAGAGCAGTACAGAAAGCAATAGAGAATCATCCTAAGATTAAAGAAGCTGAGAATATTAATCAGGAATACAGGAAGACAACGGCTTTAAATCAATTAAAGACTCGTCATCCGGACATGGAGCAAATACTCCAAGATCCAAAGTTTGCTGATTGGATCAAAGCTTCTAATATTAGGACTCAATTGTTTGTTGCAGCGGACAAAGAGTATAACCATGAAGCTGCTGATGAACTTTTTACTTTGTACAAAGAACGTCAGGAAGCGGTTACTCAGACTGCTGTAGCGGAGAAGCAAGACAGGAAACAAGCGGTTAAGAGTGCTAGCACAGGCTCTGCCAGAGGTTCCTCAGAAGCTTCCCCCAAGAAAATCTATAGACGACAAGACATTATTAGACTTATGAAGAACGACCCTGATCGTTATGCGTCTTTGTCACAGGAGATACTAAAGGCGTATGAAGAAAAGAGGGTCAGATAGTACTTAGGAGGTACTAACAATGACTGATTCAACATATCCTGCCACTGGTGGTTTTGTAGACAACACCAGCGCAGCAACCTTTATACCAGAGATATGGAGTGATGAAATTATCGCTGCATATCAGAAGAACCTAGTTCTTGCTCCTCTGGTTAAAAAAATGTCTATGTCAGGTAAAAAAGGGGATACTATCCATGTACCCAAGCCTGTCCGTGGTGATGCTCACGCGAAATCGGAGAACACCGCAGTAACCGTTCAAAATGCAAGTGAATCTGAAGTTCAGGTTTCAATCAACAAGCATTATGAATATTCTCGTCTTATTGAAGACATTACTGACGTACAGGCTCTGTCCTCCCTACGTCAATTCTACACGGAAGACGCTGGTTACGCCCTAGCAAAGCAAGTAGATTCTGATCTACACAGCTTGGCTACTGGCCTTGGTACTTCCGGTACTACAAGTACTACGTATCTAAACAATGCTGGTACTTTCTTTAACGATGCCTCAAGCGGTCTTACTACTTATGACGATGACACAGTAGTTTCTGCGGACGTATTTGAAGACGACGCTTTCCGTGGTATCATCCAGAAACTAGACGATCAAGACGTACCTATGGACAACAGATCATTTGTTGTTCCTCCAGTGTTGAGAAACACTATCATGGGTATCTCACGATACGTTAGTTCTGACTTCGTTAATAACTCTACGGTTGTTAACGGTAAGATTGGGCAGCTTTACGGTATTGACGTTTACGTCAGCACTAACTGTCCTACTGTCGAAGCTGCTGGTGATAACTCAGCTAGCTCAGTGGATTCTCTTGGAGCTTTGTTGTTCCACAGAGACGCAATGGTTCTTGCGGAGCAAGTCGGGGTTAGATCACAGACTCAGTACAAGCAGGAATGGTTGGCTAACTTGTTTACCTCTGACACCCTATACGGTGTAGCGGTACTCAGACCAGCTTCAGGTTTGACTTTGGTTGTACCTGCCGGCTAATAGAAACAGGGGCTGCTAGTGGAAACGCTAGTAGTCCCTATTTTTATATGATAGATCCAATTTCAGCAACAACACCCACAGGTACATGGGCTAAGCACAACACAGTGGAAGTCGTTCGTCACGATAAGAAACATGGTGAAGAACATAGACTCCAGACAGTGTTTAGGACTATTTATTACGAATTTGCAGACGGAAGAGTTCAGTTAAAAAACTATACTTCCCAGAATTCAAGCATTAACTTAACGGCATAATTTAGAATATGTGGCAATCATTACTAGGGCCAATTACTAACTTAGCAGGAACTTTCCTTAATAATAGGGCTGCTGAGAAACAGGCTGTACATGATTCTAAAATGAGGCGTATAGAGGCAGACGCTGACTGGGAAACTACCCAAGCGGAAGCATCAAAGAACTCTTGGAAGGACGAATGGTTTGCCTTAGTTTTAAGCTTACCACTTATAGGAGCTTTCATACCTAGCTTAGTTCCTTACGTACAGGAAGGTTTTAACGTGCTAGCCACAATGCCCGATTATTACAAAGCATTTTTAGGAGGTGCGATAGCTGCTAGTTTCGGTATAAAAAGTATGTCTTCTTGGGGTAAGAAGTAATGAAGTTTTTAGAATGGCTTGACCAGTTTTTAAAAGCTCATTGGACAGCAAACCCCGGAAGTGTTTATGGAAAATGGAACCCAATTCCTGTAGGAATGTATGCTCAATATCTTATTGAACAAATGGGAGCTACTCCGGGTCAAATCCAAGAACATATTGAAAGTGTTATTGATCCCATTGCAGAACGAGACCAGCCTTTTTTTTATCTTCCGGACATAAATGGAGATCCAACTAAAGGATTCTTTATAGATAAAACTACAGGACAATTATATACTCAAGAACAATGGGGTTTAATTGGACCAATATATACAGCCCTGAAAAAAGGTGAAATAACTGAAGACGAAGCTTACATTCAAATAGGCCAAGTCCCTGACATTACAGGACAAAAACCAACAGCACAGCAAGATGACGATGATGGTGAAGATGAAGAAGTAGATATAGGCGATGATGACACTACTAAAGATTTAGTAGACGATACTACTGATGATGATACTACTGATGATGATACTACAACAGATCCAGAACCAGAGCCTAAAGTAGATAAAAAAACATACGAAGAAATTTATAAAGCTAAATTAGTTTGGCAGCAAGCTCAAAAAATAGCAAGAGAAAAAGCTAAAGAACAAGAAAGAATAGAACAAGAAAAACTTGCTGAAAAAAGAAGAGAAAAAGGATACGACGATTTATCCAACACTGGTAAATCTATTTTTGATAAAATGGTGGAAATGGGCTTAGATCCAAATATAAATAATATTCAATTTAATTACACTGGATATGGAGATTCTAGACCAAATTATAAAAATATTTCTAGTTTTTTTAATAGGTATGGAGAGTGGAGGACAGAAAAAGCTTTAGAAAATGTAGCTAGGATTAACAGCCAATTTACAGGAGTATCTGGAGATACAGTAGTTACTTTTGAAGGTAAAGATTATATTTATGATACCGGAACTGATAAATGGAGTGTTTGGCTGGAAGACGAACTTCCAGAATGGATATTATGGGCTATTAATAAAGACACTGGTGAAACTGTAGATTTAAGACCTGACACAGACGGAGACGGAATAAAAGATCCAGATGACGCTTTTCCCAATGATCCTAATGAATCTGTGGATTCCGACGGAGACGGAGTAGGAGACAATTCTGACTATGATCCTAATAATCCTGATGTTACTGTAGAGCCAGAACCAACTACAGATACTACAGATACTACAGATACTACAGATACTACAGATACTACAGATACTACAGATACTACAGATACTACAGATACTACAGATACTACAGATACTACAGATACTACAGATACTACAGATACTACAGATA